TTTCTGCAAACCGATCTGAAAACATATCCGGTCTTTGACAGGAATTGTTTTACCATGCAGGCATGCGGATCTTCGGAGATGCAGGCTCGCAAGGTGCCGAAAGACGCTTCGTCCGGAAAGGTTCTCCTTCGGGAAAACCAAATGGACAGCCGGAAGGTGATGCCATAAAAAGCACCGCCGGAAAGCCAAGGGTTGCCTCCTGCTGGTCTCTGATCAGTCAGCGCAGCCGGCCACAATAACAGTAATCTGGCACGGAAGACAATTACGGTTGTCGGAAGTGGAAAACCATTGATTATACCTCCGTTGTGCTAGTCATCAGTGGGTTGGTGTTTGTCTCGCTGTTGACTTGGTGGTTGTGGCCCAGGGAGGATACCTGGAGCCGGGTGGTGCGGTATTGGCGTGACGAGTACCTTGACCAGTACTCAGATGCTGAAGATCCTGGACAATTACCCAACCTCGGACAGTCTGCCATTGTTCGTCTGGCAGTTGCGCATCTGCGCACCGAGCTTGGTTGTCTTACGGATTCGTCTGCCAACCGCATGGTGGTATCTGATGTCGTGCGCCGGTTCATGAAGAACCACGGCATGCGACCGACACATATCAGCTACTACTTTGCCATCTGTGTTGATGTTTATTTCTTGCAGTCCACTGCCGATGAGCAGCTCACCCTCATCCGCAAGAGTGCGGCGTACCGCAAATTACGCCGCACTGGTGGCACTGCTTGAGGGGGCCCTGTCTACTCCATTGGTGTGGACACCCGTATTGATCGCAGCGGGTGTCCAGGCATCACCATTAGTGGGGGCGATAAGGGTGGGAAAACACGTTTTGTGAGATCGCTATCACAGTATGGGTCTGGAGCTGTGTACGGGGTCCACAATTCAAGTCTGGCTAATTTGGTTCGTGGTGTGGCTGAGAGGGTTCTTTATACCGTCTCAGATGGGGTCCTGGAAACCCCTAGGAAACCCCTTGCAAATGTGTTTGAACGTCTGGCTGTGGTTAAGTCCAAACTGCTATCGAAGTTGTCCCCGACCACCGTGGTCCCTCGTGACGGCTATGCCGCACTATACCACGGTCGCAAACAACAAGTCTATAGCAGAGCCGCGGAGAGTCTCGTCCTGAAACCGATTCGCCGTAGTGACGCTTACGTTAGCACATTTGTCAAGGCTGAGAAGATCAACTTCTCAGCAAAAGGTGACCCTGCACCCCGAGTGATCCAGCCCCGCTCCCCTCGTTACAACTTGGAGGTAGGCCGCTACCTCAAGTTGTTTGAGGCGGAACTGGTACACGGTTTTGCATCTGCTTTTGGGTACAATGTTGTGCTTAAAGGCTTGAATGCTGACCAAGTCGCTGAGCAACTGCGGAGAAACTGGGATAGTTTCCACCGCCCTGTAGCAGTGGGTCTCGATGCGAGCCGGTTTGACCAGCATGTGAGTCAAGCCGCCCTTGCTTTCGAACACTCTGTCTACAACGCCGTGTTTCACTCGAAGGAACTCCGCAAGTTGTTGAGTTGGCAATTGGTCAACCATGGCTTCGGCCGTGTTGGCGACTCTCTAGTTAAGTACGTTGTTGAAGGCTGTCGCATGTCTGGTGACATTAACACCGGTATGGGCAATTGCCTCATCATGTCCAGCATCGTGTTAGGTTATCTCGAACAACACGGTGTCCAAGCGCGTCTATCCAATAATGGTGATGACTGTGTTCTTATTTTGGAACACCGTGATCTCCACAAGCTTGATGGCATCGACCAATGGTTCACTGATTTTGGTTTTAAGCTCACCCGTGAACCCACCGTCGATGTGTTTGAGCGCATCGAGTTCTGCCAGAGTCAGCCTGTGTTACTTAGTAACGGTTGGCGGATGGTCCGCAACCCTTGGACAGCCATGTCCAAAGATTGTGTGTCCTTGCTTAGCTGGGACAATGAAAAGAGCTTTGATGCTTGGCGTGACGCCATTGGCACGTGTGGTTACGAACTGACCCGTGGTGTGCCTGTCTGGGAGTCGTTTTACACCGCCATTAGGAAGCATGGTGTAGCTGCCACTGGGGGGGCAGTAGAGCATGTTTATGACTCTGG